TTGGAATGCTGCACGGTTTGCCATGATTGAAGTAGCAATTTGCGGAAAGTTAGCAAACTCCTTACCGTTACGACTGAACAATGAAATGTTCATGCCTTGCACAACTGCTAACACACGCACACCATCCAGCTTGGCTTCAAGACGTTTAATGCCTGTTAGTTTCTTGGGCTGGTCTGTTGAGTCCTGTGCTAGTTGGCAAGTGAATGTAGGAATCTTCCAATCTGTTTTGCCTAGTACTTTGTTCAAGGTTTTTTCACTGATGCCGCAACGCAGATCTTTAATAATAACTCGTCGACAAACTGTGTTCCACTCTTCGTCGTCAAACAACTTGGAACACTCTATAATAGATTCCCGAGCCAAGTTGCCAGTAATCGACCGAGTGCGAAGTGCTTCTAACACCGCCCAGAATTGCGGCCATGGGTTAGAACGGCCGGTTTGACCCGACACTTCATCTACTTGCTTGACATGGAATGTATAGAAAGGATTATAGGCTTGGTAGCAGTTAAACAGAAAGGCCTGAGCATCTGCTGATCCGAGTTGTGCGGCCATAAGAGCTTTTTCGATAACCTTTTCCTTATGGATCCGGCTGTCGCTTGATTCTAAATCGCGAATCCAACCGGCACTCATAACGCCATTGAACCTTTCTTCTGTATAGTCAATCATATTTACTGCCTTACCATGAAGAATTATAAAACACTTTTAAGCCAAAGAACAATTCAGCTCTAGCGTTTTTGACAAACTCTAAATCACTTTCGTAGTAGTGTTCGTCGGCATCGTTGCCAAAGAAGAAACCACTTGTAGAAGGCAACTGCTTGTGCGTTACTGCACGTTCTAGTTCATCTAGGTCCTCGGCAGTAAGTTCCATTTCAACACCGTTGAACGACTCGTACTTGAGATTTTTTCTTTCAGCAAGTTTTTCCATCCAGCCATGCAGGTTAGGATGCTTACGCCAGTAGGCAAGTTCACGTGGCTTGGTTGTTGTTTTGTTCACAAACTCGCGAGTGGTTTCGTCAAACTCAGCACCTTCGTAATACTCATTTTGCTGACCTGCTTTTTGTGCCACATAGGCGTACATATCAAGACCCATTTTTTACTCCTTGTTGATAACGGTATTCACGCTTGAGCCAGTATTTGTATTCATTGAAGTATTGCTGGAGAGCATACTTAGGTGGGGGCAAACCAAGTGTCATGATCTCATCTAGATGCTCATACCACTTTTCTTGTAACCACATACGGAAAGTCATGCCGCCTCCAACATGTTAGCAGGCACATTGAACAAGCCACCGGGGGTCTTGACAAGAATGTATTTGATTTTGACTTTGCTAACGGTGCCAATGTATGTGAGGCCGTTGCGATTGCTAGTAAATTTCACAGAGTCACCAGGACCAAAAGAACGAGTCTTTTGTTTGGTTAGTTGAGCACGAGCATACTTGACTGCTGAAATGACAGATTCAAGTTCTACGTTAGAAAGATTGCCAAACATAATAGCAGAATTGATCTGCTGGATTGTGCTAATTTGTTCCATCTTGGGCTCCTTTTGTGTGTCTATGTGTATATTATAGCAAATTGGGAATATTTGGTCAACCGTTTTATTTGTGTAAGCGATCGATTTCTGCGTTAATTTCTGCTTGTTTTGCTTCAGCTTGGCTTACTTTTGTATCATAAATCATCTTGATGCACATTACCAAGCAGTAGAGTAATGCGATAGTAGCAATAAATTGCAGTGAAAGCAACTCAATTAGAGTACCAATTACAATTACCGTGACTGTAATAGCACCCACTGTTTTTGCTGTTTCTACGATTGCTGTTTTCTGGATAGCGTCCATTTTGTGTACCTTTCTACTTACTATGCCACTATTATAGCAAATTGGGAATATTTGGTCAACCAAAAAAATACCCTACAAAATGTAGGGTTTTTGTAGTACTAAAGTAGTACTTTTTAGCACGTTGAAGTTGTTGTTGTGCTTGTGTCCGTTATTGGAATAACCGTAGGCACAGGAGTTACAGGGGGTACAGGACTTGGTTTGGGAGTTTGTGCTAGACCGGTTGCACCAAGTCGCTGGCTATTTTGTGCTTCACGCATAACACCAATAATTGCTTGTCCTCCTGCTATAGAAGTGTCTGCAATTTGATTTAGAAAACAGGCAGCATCACATGGGCCAGTTTGAAGACCGTACTGCGGCAATTGTTGTATGAATCCCATTACACTAGCCTGCTCGTTTGCTTGCAGGTTAAAGTAGTCAACACCAGCTTTGATTTGATAACCCTTTTCTTTGTTAAGATAGTTAGCCATGTATGCCCAGGCTGTGTTAAGGGTAGCATAATAAGGACTTGCACTCAATGCGGCAATGGCCGCATTAGCATTGGCAATTTGTGTAATCACTGCGGCATCATTAACTGCACTTAATATTGCAACATAGGCAGCGTTCAATGTGTTCAATGATCCAGCTGTTTGTAATGCATTGATTGCAGTTGTAGCAGTATTTAATTGCGAAGCAAAATCGTTATGGTCAGTTGCAAGGCCTAACACATCGCAGGTTGTAATAGTACCATTTTCACCAGAGCCTGTTGCAATTGTATTGTTATAAAAACTAGAGGTAGCTGTTGGAATAGCAGAAGTTTGTGCCTGTATCAACGGCAGACCATTCATTGTGTTCAGCCCACCAAGTGTTGTGGGTAGCCAGTAGCTAGTATCTGTAATGTCAGTGCCAACCGGTACATCTTGTTGAGCACGATATATTGTGGGAATAGGGCTACCATTTGCAACTACATCGTCAGCAAGATATGTAGTGTCAGGATTCCATACATTAGGAGTTGATCCTACAATTGCATCTGCTAATCTAGGCAATGTAGTTGATGCTATTCCTGCGACTTGTTGTAACGCACTTTGAACTGCTTTGTTTGATACAGCTTGTGCCGGCGGTATAACTTTTGCTAGTTCATAACACCCGGTGTCTGACGGAATATAATTTTCAACGTTTTCGGCCACTTCCATGTTTACACTATCGTCTGCACCATAGATAGGTATAGGTCCGTTAGGACTTGGAGTTTGGAGTGTTGTATAGCTATTAGGGAAGATTTTACTTTGATCAAGCAAATCTGCCATAGTATTGATGTTTGGAGTAGTTACATCCAGTATCGACAGGATCTGTTGCAGGTCTGTGCCTGTAACATTCTGCATGCCCTGGTATGCAAGACGTTGTATTAAATTATACTGGCTTGGTGTTACAGAATCTTGTCCAGAAATTAATGTCTGTATATCTTTTGTTGTTAGGCCTTCAGCTACTAATGCTGTCTGTATTGAGTTTAGTGTCCCGCCTTGTAGGCCAGCTACATTAGCAATTTGTTGCAACAATGCACCAGGGGTTCCATACTCGTTAAGATTAGACAAATCAGTTAGCTGACCTTGGTTAGCCAAGTCTACACCAAATCCAGTTAAGTTTGTATTGATGTCACTAATTTGATTAGTAGTCAATGAATCCATTGTAGTAAACGTTGGTCCAAGGTACGTTTGTGCATTTACTGAGGAATTGATAAACTGATTAGTTGTGTTGATATAACCTTCTACAGCACCAAAACCTTGTGCAAATTTCCCAATGTCTCCGTTGCCAAGATAATTTTGACCAGTCTGTAGTACCAGGCCTGCAAACCCCCAAGGGCTGGTGGCCACCGGAGACAAATTACTGTAACCAGTAGGAATACTATCACCTAATGCAGCACAGGTTGAATTGCCGATGCTTAACAACGATGCTAGTGTACTAGCAGTTGCGTATGATTGTGTATTATAAAATCCAACTGCGTTTAAGAAGTTAGAAATAACTGTAGTGGAATTATAACTAGAGATTGCTGTGGTCAGTGCCGAAGGCAAAGTTTTTATGCCTTGATTGTTTAACAACGAAGCACCTGCTTGCAGTTGTAGTGGGGTTAAAACACCTTGTGACATTATCCTGCCCTTACATCACCGCTGCCGCCAGCTCTTGAATGACCACATGTATCTGCGTTACCTGTTAAGATTATAGCTATGCCGCCGGCCTTTACAGTACCAATGCCGCCGGCAGTTTTTGCACTACAATGGATAGGTGGGCAACCTTTACGTCCACAGCAAGGATGAGGACTTACACTATTGCCAACTACGGTTACAGGTCGACCGTTGATGCGTACAGAGCCGACACCACCACTGGTTACTCCCCCTGCATCATTTGCATCACCGTCTCGCTGTATTCCTGGCATATTATCCTACTAAAATTTTCTTCTCTGGTACTTTGATACCAGTAGTTGCTTCAATGTATTTCATTCTAACAGAATCGTCTGTTTCTACATACATTGCAATATTGTTAGTATTTATTGTCACGCTTTGTCCTGGATCAGCAGTAAACAAGCTAGGTACAAGACCCATGCCTTGTGGACCAGGTGCTACACTAACTGGATCCGTGACCCCAATATAATCACCTGTTACTTCACATGAATATTTTGCAATGACCTCTTCACCAGAGTTCATTTTAAATGTATATACTTTTCCTACTTCTAATGCCATTATACGCTTTCTGTTAATTTTGCTTTGAGTTCCGTGAACCCACCCACTAATTCGCCGTCGAGGAAAATCTGTGGAACTGTACGAGCATTTGGAACTGCTTCTAATAATTCTTCCTTAGTGTATCCGTCTCCAATTTTCTTCTCTTCAAACTGGATACCTTTTTGTTTGAGTAATGCCTTTGCTTGGTCGCAATAAGGACAGTGATACTTTGACCATACGATTGCTTTCATTTTTATTTTCCTTTTGGTAAGTGATACGTCTTGGCAAAGATGTCTTTTTTAACAACACCGTAGTCGCCAGGTCCGTGGCGGACAATGTAGTCATCGCCGCGTGTGTATTCTAAGTTGCCCCATGATGCTCGAACAACACCATCGTGGTCGGCAAGTTTAGCAACTTTGAAAATCTTCTTAGGTGTAGCTGTGCCATCGCCATTGTCGTCGTAATACTCTGCAAACTTAATAGGACTTACAGGATACTTCTCGCCTTTGGGACCAGTGATAATCTTGTGCCCAACTGTGTAGTTCACAGGACCTTCTAGTGTTTGCACCACGCCATTATCTGTGGCAGTTTCGTAGCTAATAGGGGTAGGATGCTTGTAGGTAGTAAATCCACCATCAAACCATTTGTCATCAATCATAGTTCAGGTAACTCGTCGTAGTCTAATTGATCGCTCATAACACCAATAACATAGTTGGTGCTTTCGTTTTCTTGCAACGCTGTTTGTTTCTTGGAAACATCAACGTGTTTGTTAAACCAAGGAATAGGTGTTGAACGTGGGTGTGGTTCATTGTAACGAATGCCAATTTCTTTGAGTGCATTAAATGCAGTAAAGTCTACAAAGTCCTTGAGAATCTGTGAGTTCAACCCAATCACTGGTCCAAACTTGAACAGGTAGTCTGCCCATTCCTTTTCTTCGCGGATAACATCCATATACAATGCATACACTTCTGCTTCACATTCTGCCTTCGCTGCGGCAAAGCGTGAATCTTCTTTAACAACTTGATTGATTAACCAAGCAGTCCATTCCTTGTGCAAGATTTCATCTTGCAAGATCAAGCCAATAATGTTGCCGTTGCCGATAAAGATTTTGTTCTCAACCATTGCTAGCGATGTAGCAAATGATACCATAAAGCGGAACGCTTCTAAAGCATAAGAAGCATGCAACGCCATGTAGACCGCTTTGATATGTAAACCTTCGTCCACTTCCTCGCCAATCTCTTTGCGGCAGTTCATCTCATGCAGTCGGTCATAGTACGAACCTACACTCGAAGCCATATTGATAATTTCGTTGGTATCATGAATAGTATTGAACACATCTTTAGGCACGTTGTAGATATTGCGAATGATGTGCGAATAAGAACGTGAGTGAATGTTTGTTTCAAAGAACGTCCAAGCGTACATTAACGCTTCTAGTTCGGGAATCGAACACACTGGCGTAAAGATCTGGCTTGGGCCGCGACCTTGGATACTATCCAATGCAGTCTGACGCAACAAGTTGCTAGTAAAGATATGTCGCAC